AATCCATCCTAGTTGCTGCGTTGGCACGTCCTAGCGCCTCCTGGAGGGACTTGATTGTACGCTCTAGGTTCTGATCGATCGTCATTAGATCCCAAGTGGATGGTGACATGCCCTATAATACAGCCTAGTAGTCTGCTAGCAAGTCATCGGGTACAGTTTCGATACTGTCCCATAGCACCTGCTCTGATGCTTCACGTAAGATAGACTCGCGAATCGCTGGATCATCAGTCCAGTCGCCTTCATAGTTGTACTGTTCCATGTTGTCAAGAATCACGTCGGTTTCCATTGATAAGGTGAATTTTGTGAAAGTTTTGTTTGTATACTACGAGACAGACTGATCTAGGAATGTCATCAGGTACAACTTTGATGCATATGGTGCATTGTTGATCTTCATAATTAAATGTCACAACACCATAGTATCCATCATACTCTACTTCTGTTCCTACTGGATACATAGTTGTCTCTCGTGCATGGTTGATCCTGGATCGTGAGGAAATCTGTATCAGGATAGAGTGTGTGAGCAATATACATTGCTAACTCTCTATTTGGTGCGATGAGGTGAGTTTCAACAGTATACACACCATTAGGTGGTTCTGATTGATCATCTTGCCACTCTTGTTCTAGTTCAAGTCTCCACACATGACCACTGTCTAAATGTGAATCAAAGTCATGAATAACATCAGCAGTCATAGAATCTATCATGCATGTCGGACATTTGTTGTTTGAGTTGTTCGATGTAAGCAGCTTGATCGTTGATCGTGTCTGCGTGATCTTTGATGAGTGATTTCATCTCATCTACCATGGATTGTTCGATATCAGTCATGGATGAATACTTGTGAATTATTCATTGATATGTATACTACAGAAGAAACTCTTCAATGTAATAATCCACTGTCACTTCATAATATGCTGCACGAGATTCTAATGCCATGGCAAATACATCAGGTTCATCAATAGCAGCATTCTGCGACGATGAGTTTAACATCGGCGTAGTTTTGGTATCCGTTGTATTTGACGAAATCGCAGACAGTTTGTGCAGTTTGTCGAGAAACGATGTGTCGTTGAAGAAATTTTCCACTGTTAGATTGAATGGTGAGTTCGTACTTTTGCATGATCAGTTGTTGTCGTCAGTGTTTGCTTCGTGCTCGTCAATCAACTGATTAATGTCTTCATCAGTGAGCGACAGAATGGATGGCATGTCATCATCAACGTCTAAACGATCGAAGATCTCGCCTTCCATGTCGTTGATTTCATCCCACATGGTGTGCTCCTGTGTTGTGTACTTGCATATTGTAGAGTGTAGAGAGCGCACAGCAACGAGTGGTGTGCAGCTTTGACTAGTGTCACAATAGGTCTAGATCTTTTCCAGGTCTTCCTGTAGAAAGGTAGTTATCAATTTTGGTTGCAAATTTGGAGACACTACCATATTTTGTCGTGACAATACTCTCTTGTCCGCGTGTCATATACTGTAGTGCGCTCCAGATGATGTTTAGTTCTTCTTTAGTCAGTGTTACTTGAAGGGACATTGCCATGTTGCGTAGTCTTCGTCCGATATTCTACCACATTTATACAGTGTGTCAAGGAAGAAAATCCAGTATAATTTCTTTGCTTCCATATCTCCGCGCAAGTCTTTATGCCAGATCTTCATCATGCGCCGACAGATCCACACTGCCTCACGCTTCGTCAGGGTCTTTTGGGTCATTGAATGTGCCATATACTGATATGAAATTGAGAAATGAATTGATGCTGCGTTCTGTACATAATGATCGCTTCGCTTCTAACCAATACTCATATTCATCCTGTAAATCTGGTCCCAGTTCAATATTTATTCTTCTACGATTGGTCCCCATCTTCCATTATCTCCTAGTTCGCGGTTTTCAAGTTTGTCCATGATACTATCCATTTGTTTCATTGAGTCGATCTTACTGATCATCTCTGCAATAGAACCACAAATGAAAGGTTTCTCTTGTCTTGCAGCAAATGCTAATGCATTACGTAGGTTAGACTCTGCTTCATCTAGTGAATCATTGACTGATTTTGATAGTGCCATTAGTAAATTTCTCCTTTGATAATACCTTCACGGTTCTTTAATTTCCATACGATGTAGTCCATGGTAGGGACACACTGGGGATTCCATCCAGCAAAAGTTGAATGTTCTCCACTTGGTATCTGCCAACAGGGTGACTCATCGTTTTCAAGATCTAGTGACTCACGATATGCTTCGTCACCGAGTAGAACAACTGCCCTTTCTGCTTGATTCAAACTAGTGAAGCAAGCAAATGCATTCTTTTTAATAACATCAGGGACATGGTGTTTCATTTAGTTTTCTTTCTTGATTGTAAATGATCCATCTTTGTTATCTATCCATACCAGTGTATCACCTTCATGCCAATCTAATTGATTCATCAGCTCATCAGGAAATGTGATAACACCCTCATCATCAACAGGAATAGTGTAATTCATTAAATCCAGTCAGGTTTGCGATTTGGTAGTCGTAAGTAGTTGCTAGATACCCATGGTTTAGAAGCAATATACATTTTATATGCTGTCAGTGTATCTATACTATCATCAAACTTGTACTCTTCAGGCATTGCACGAACAAATGGAGTATGATTATCCCATTTAACATAAGGAATGATCTCATCAGCAACAAGTAGAGTCTTGAAACAAGTATGGCATTTACCATATCGATTGAAATACTCTTCACACAATGCTATACCATGAGCAAGCAACCATCTAGAGTTCTCTACAGTCTCATTCGCCCATTTAGTACAAGGATGATTACGGAATGCACCTTTATCAGTAGCATATGGATTACCATCTGCTTTAGGTATTGTTCCATAACTATGTCCCCACTTGTCAGAGCACACAATAGATAGCATCTGACATGTTTCTAATGGCATCTTGACAATATGCTTGTCAGGTAGACACTCTGCTGATTCAGTCGGATGCTGACTCGTTACGAAAATATTCATCAGGTAGGTACGCACTCCTATTAATAGCAAGATTAAAGCTGAATGTCAACCTCATCTTATTACGATTCTCCTTACCCACCTTTACAGCATGTTTCAGATGTGGTGGGAACAACAATATATGTCCATCATGAATGTATGATGTCCAGAGTTCTTCGTAATAATCACAGATCTTACTATCACTATGCTTGAACAGTTGTTGTGTACGCATGGAAAGATCTGTTTTCTGGAATGTCAACTGTCCTTCACAACAATTGTTTGCAAAGTATATGCCAGACCAGTATGGGTTTAGGTTATCAGGTGACAAATGATCGTGTGGTTCTTGACCATTCTCTTCATAGTATGCATTATACCAGAAACCGTTGTATCGTATGTCAACTGGCATATTATAGCAAGCAAGGACTTTCTGGCAATGCTCTAACACATCTCTCTTAACATTCTCCGCAGTCTCATGATCAACATACGGATCATCCTCCTTAATATCAGGGAATGATGTATTGAGAGGAGTAAACCATACATCTGGCTTTCTAACTACCTTGTCAAATGACTTCCATTCATATGATTCATGCTTTGGAAATTTAGTAACTATCAATGGCGTTGCAAAGATAGGTATAGTAGCAATTTCTACTGTCTCACCACTTATTTCATTACTAAATTGTTCCATCATAACTTGACGCCCTGGGTACTATTGACAACTCTAGTGTATAGATGTAGTGTACCCTCCTGTTCACATTTAAGATGCCAGCGTGTCATAACAGTGACACCATCTTTAGTAGCACCAGTCATCATCTGACGACCTTGCTTTGTCATTGTAGAATACAGTCCATACCTAGTTTCCCAGACATAGAAGCATTCATCGATGAGTTCTGCACCTTCAGGTACAATAACTTCAGTCACTTGCTCGCCATTGGTACTGTCCATTGTGGACTCCATAATTACTTTTTCTTGATTGTTGGTGGTCCTCAACTAATTCTAGAATATGTTGAGATATTTGTGATGCTGCATCATCGTCCCAGTCACTATCATCTAGTGTCCTACCCATGTTAAACACTTCGTGCAATTTGATATTAATGGAGTCGATCAACATGTCATGTTTAGTCATGGCAATAAATGTAAACTTAAGTATATAGATTAGAATTCACGATTCCTTCTATCATCTAGGTAAGAAATAATATCAGCTCGCCACTCCATTAATTCATTGTAGCACTCTTGATTGTGAGCACATGACCGAAGTCTATTGTCAGGCTTCAATACACTCTCGTAAAACAAACCGAATGCATCACGTCGTCTTTGTTGCTTAAGTTCTTCTTCAGTCATCGAATACCTTACACATAGGTGAACCAGGGTGATCATCACAGAACTTATCTAACACCTTATCTTGGTGACGATTCTCTGGATTAGCAATCTTACCTTCTGTATTAGGATCCCACTCATCAGGGGAATGTTCTTCATTACAGTGTAGATCTACCTTGTACTCATTCCACTTATCATTAGCATCATAGAGTGGATCGGATGGATCTTTCTGGCGTGGTTGTGACATTAGTCTTGCTCCTGTTTGAATAGTTTACGACACTTTTTAACTTCTTTGAGTTCATCCTTAATCATCTGATAAGCATCTTCAGGTGATAGTTTCTTTGCCATTTCCATAGCAGTGATGATCTCAACTCTAGTTCCGAAATGTTTAAGTGCCTCCTCAAAACAATTTAGTTCTTCGTACATAGTAACTCTTTCTCTGCTTTTGCTTCTGCTTGCTTGCGCTTGCGAGATTCTTCAACTACACTGTAGTCAACACTATCAGGGTAGACACGATTCAGAGCATCACAGATGCCCTTGAGAGAGTCCTCACGCTTCTTTGACTGTAGACCCTTGGCACGTAGTTCCTGACGTGTTGGAATGTCACCGTGAGGTGCTTGAGCACGAAAGAAAGGAGCGAGGCAGGCAGCGTCATGAATATTGAGCGCAGAACGATCAGGCAATGAACCTTGCATTATGTAGGGGGTGACAACCCACGAATCATACAGCATCAGCCCCTGCTTGTCAAGGGATCAGGGTCTCGATCTCCTTAAACTCATTGTGTGTTGTCCTAAACAATAGAATATCTACCAATTCATTGTTCTCAAACACAAACTCAAAGTCAACTCTAAAGTTCTGCAATCCTTTCCTAAAACCATTGTCAAATACTACTTGACGAGTGTCAGGAAATACACTATTGATATACTTTCCATGTTCTTCTGTCAAGAAATCACCCTTTGCAGATGATAATCCATATAGATGTTCTCTTGAAATCTGTTCATCTCTCAACTCAATCTTCTCACGATTTCGTTCAGCAGTCATAACACTTCTGGTCTCTTTAACACTAGACTTTCTTTCTCTCCAGAATGCTGTATGATATTGACAGTTTAATCTAAATGATTCTCTACCATTAGCATGGAAGATCATCTCACCGTCTAGGTATAAAGGATTTCTTTTACAATGTGCGGCAAGTCTAGACATTACTTCATTATCAGTAATGTTATAATCTAGACCCTGACCTTGTTTCACCTTCACTGCAATAGGAGTACCAGAGATATCATACAAATAACCACAAAATGTAGCGCCTTTATCACAACTTGGACGTGCGTCTGGATTAATGTGGTGTGTACGAATAGATTCTGTAACCTTATTGTATACCTCCCTCAAATGTGAAGTATTTGTCTCATCAATTAGATGTTGTAAATTGCGCTGTTGATATAATGCATTGTAAGATAAATCTATACCACTCTCATAAGACAAGTGCTCATTACTATTATGATTAACACAAAACGTCTTGTACTCGTTTTTAATAGTAGGAGCGACCTCGCTAATTAAATAATCAAATACAAAGATCTCATTCATGTTATTACGAGCATCATCTGCTATTGCAGGTTGATACTTCACATCTTTCAATGATGTGTATAACCATGGCATCATCGAACTTGTGTATAGATGCTCTTGCCTCAATACACTGTATACTTCTTTTACTGTGTAAGTGTCGGAGAAGATCATTCGTTTGATGCGATAAGTTGTCCTAGATCATTATACAATGCATAAAACACATACATCTCTGGATTAGCAACAGATGCTTGACTATCAGGGAAGTTGTCATCAAAGTAATCAAGTACACCCTGATCTAGTCTCTCAAGTTCTACAACCACATACTCTGACTGTTTCATGTCAGCAATAAGATCTGACTCTAGCATTTTTGAGTATCGAGCAATAGATGTATTGATAGCATCAACATTGGTGCTATTGTTCCATCCAGTGACTCTAATGAACGCTAGTGGCACTCCAGCTGTCATTGCATAACGTCCAAGAATCTCTTGTAGATTGAAGATCTGATAGTTTTGGTTAATCATCGATAAACAGTTTCCAGGCGACAGTGACTCTTAATCCTTTGAAGTTTCTAGTACACGGTGCAGCACAGTGTGGTATTTTACCAGGAAACAATACTGCTTTGTTTGCTTTTGGGAATACACCATGCACTTCACCGTTGTTGATGTAGAAATTAGTTTGCCCACCTAGCATTGTATGCCATCTAGGGTTTACATATAACAATAGTGTTCTTCCGTTGTCGGTCTGTGCATCAACGTGAACTGATCCATCTTGACCGAAAGTATGCCCATTAGCATACGTATGTTGTAGTTTAAATCGTGTGTTTAGTTTCTTCTGTATCTTATTTAGAAGATGATCGTAGAAGAATGGATCTTCAGCAAAGTCTATCTTCCAGAATGGTGTGCAACTATGATACTCTGGATGCTCTTTACCTAGCGAGGTGTGACCAAAGGTCCATCGCGATCCGTGTCCTGTCTTATTCTGAATCTCTTGAAAATCTTCTTCATCGAAGAAATCAAAATATTGTACAACATCATCAGTAGTATATGTCATGGTCTATCTACAAATTCCCTAATCATATTCATCCTTGCGGATTCAAGTTTCTCTAGTTGTTCGTGACTAACGTCATCAGCAACATCATTGATTGCATGTTTAAGATCAATAATATTCTGTCTCATGGCAGATTCTTTAATGTAACTCTCTGCCCACCCAATAGCAACCTTTCTATTACCTGCAGTGACTTCATTTACTTTATGCCATAGACCAGTATTATATAAAATTACTGATCCTTTTGGTGGTTTGAATTCATGTTCAGTATTGCCAACACGAATGACTAACTCTCCACCCTCATATTCATCAGGGTCATTGAGAGCTACAGTGAAACTAAAGTGTGGTGCAATACCAGCGATAGGGAATGCATCTAAATGCCATTTATAAAATCCACCAGTCTTATACCAGACAAAGTATGGTTGTCCAGATCTCCTGATTAGAAAATCAGATAATCCTTTTTGTAGAGGAGTATACAGAGTTTGCATACATCTCTTGTAGTCTGGGTCATCGTAATTAAGTACAGAACTTTTCTTTACACCTTCTCTGGGATTACTATCACTCCCACAGTGAAATCTATGCTCTGTGTATACAGAAAGTATATTGCCTGACTCTGCAGGAGTCAGAACATCATTCAGCAGCCATATCATTTAAATCTTCCTCATCATAAAATGTTGAATAATCGATACCGTGTTCAACGAAGTCTTCGACTCGCATCAACTTCATTAAATCTTGAACTCCTTGTGCTACCACTCTCTTGGCGTTAGTAGATCTATCTCTCCATTCAATGACAGTTGTTAGTCTATCATTGACATAATCTTTAGATGCATCAACGTCTCTTTCAGTCCACAACCTCGCATCATCTATATCAAGATTATATTCAATTGCGTTACCAGCAGGATCTACGTTATCAGGATATGCAATTCTATAAATTGATGGGTCAATAGGCCATTTAATAGCCTTGATTGCCTTGAAGAGATCCAGAGGATCATCATACTTTTTATTGAATGCATCCATGCTACGGAGTGCCTTTCTCCACTTCTTCCACATCTCTTTCTCACCTTCGTAAGAATCTTCGATATCAGGTAGGACACGCCAGTCAGAACCTTTGAGCATTGCTGTTCTTTCAACTAGCCTCTTATTCATAGTGGCATCATAAAACATCTGCTCTTCAGAAATTTTAGTAATCTTATCTCTGATCTGTCTTTCTCTCACAACATGAGAGGCAGCAGTAAGATCTACTACTCTTTGACGCAACTCTTTAATTTGATCTGTAGTAGCACCATTGAAAATATATTGAATAGAGGTTGACTGATCAGTCGCAAAATCATATTTGTATTTTCTACGTTGGATGAGTGCAGTATCATCACTATAGAAAAGAACGTGCTCTAGTTCATCAACTGTATCTGTATGGAATATATCACCAACAACCTCGTTCTTAAATCTTTCCATGATATCAGGAAGGATTTTAATTGGTTGATTGATTTTATTACCATTAGGCAAGTCCAAAATATGAGTAGAATCGATAACGAGACTGTTCAGTAAATCAATCTCCATTATCACCTTGTTAATATTATCTACCAATTCGATGCTATCAGCCATGAGTTTTGATATACCAACCTGTTACTATATATTTATCCTTATCACCTAAAAGGAAACCTCCCCTATGAACATGTGTTAGACCAGCAGGGAAAATAACTACTGTGCCGACTGTAGGTTTAATCCTACGTTTCTGATACATGAACTCGGTTTCACCACCTTCTTCAATATCATTTAGATATATCATCCATGTCAATTCACGAGATGCACATTCAACTGTACCATTTTCATAGTGCCATGAGTGATATCCTCCACCAGGAGGAGTTTTTTGCATCTTAATATCAGAAGAAAACATTCTAGTCTTCTTTAATGTAGAAAAGTGATTGCAATAGTGATTAGCACATGCTTTCAACATCTGGTTAACATTACTAGTGTATTTCGCTGATGCATAGTTTAGCATGAATGCTCTATCTTGTCTAGTATATGCAGACCCATACATTTCAGAACCTTCCATGATTTTAGTCTCTGAAACTGAAGCTCCTAGATCTGTATCATCCTCTTCGTTTAGGGCACTAGCAAGCTCTTCATTAAAGATCTTTTCGCCATATGTGATAATTTGTTGACAGAGAGGTGCTGGTACAAAGTTTTCCCATACACCAATAAAATCTGTAAAATCACTCTTGGTGATTTTTGGATTTTGCATTAATTCAATTGGGCGGTAAGAGGGAACTGATTGTGACATAATTATGAAATATTATTAGAATGCTTTGATTATATATTTGACTTTGTGGAACTCCTGTACAAAGCTGACGTTAAGCGTACTACCAAAACCACCCAATCCTGTTTTGAAAAGACCAGGACCATTTTGGTTACCATAACTATAATCTTGCGTTGGATCTAAAACAGGAGATAATCCCATTAAGTGATTGTGTGAAGAAGTTGTAGTGTCACTATCTTCTAGAATTGCTGGTGGAGTATATGCCTCAATTCTAAATCTTGTTCCAGTAACATCAATAGCAGCAGAAACAGCAGTTGGTCCACCACCAGTTGTTCCATATACATCGTCTGGATATCTCTTCAAGTTCAGATGATTTCCTGCTACTGATACAACATCATCAGGGTTAAGACTGTTGTAAGGTGATGGCCAGAATACTTTCGCAGTTAGTGTCAAACTAGCTGTTCCTGGAGGATCTCCCTCTCCAAGAGGAGCGTCTCCAAATGTTCCTGCCCATTCAATAATACGCTCCTTGAAACTTCTACTTTCATTTGACTGAAGAATATCATCCCAAAGTTGATCGAAGTACAGAGCATTGCCACCTGGTTGAGTTTTTGATTTCAACTCTGACAGATATAGTGGATACCATACTTCAGGTAGCTCTCGATAAATTTCATCTTCAGCAATACCACCACCTCCAATGAAGTTAATATATGGACCGTCACCAGTACCAGTTGATTTATTCACCTGTCCTAGACCACTATTAGCAAAAACTTGACTGTTCCATGGAATCAATCCTGTACCACCAAATCCTTCAGCAGTAAATGCAGTAACAAATAGGTGACTATGTGTAGGAACATCAATGATTTTCTCCTGTAACTGTCCAATCTGTGCAGTTACCGTACCATTAACAGTAAACTCAACGTCAGCTTGAATTGGTGCATTGAATTGTGTCTTAACTGTACCAAAGTTAAAGAAATTACTCTCGGTGCCTTGATCAGAATTGACTACTGGTGTTGTCGTTACTGTTAATACTTTAATAGCAGGAGAAAATACAACAGTGCCACCACCAGGTGCAGCATTGGCGAATCCAATGTCCATCAAATCTCCAGGCACATATCCAGTACCAGGATCTATTATTGACACAACTGTAAATATTGTATCATCTGGATTGCCCGAACCATCCAAATCATTTGCTTCTGCTCTAACTCGCAATCGTAGTCCACTACCATTACCACCAAGAACTAGAATATCTTCCTCTACAGATTGACCGAATTCAGTCCAATAGTCAGGATCACCACCTTCACCTCTATTTACATATTGACCGACTGTTC